GACTACAGCGTACCAGCACACAAGCACCCACACAGACTTGGGAAAGAGCGCAGCCACGTGAAGGCGTGGACCCATTAGCAGGACTTAGTGTCAAGCGCCCAGTTGCACAAGTAGAAAGCTCAAAGCTACGTCAATTGATTAATAATTTACCCGGGGACGACGACTTGTAATCGTATTTTAATCTTGAAAAAGATAAGTACGTGTATAATCCTAAGGGTAGCGCACATGCTTAAAATAATCAACACAACTACAGATCCACTCATCCACCTATTGAAGGACGATCCAGTACGTCCTTCAATCCCCACTCAGGCAAGAGTACACGACCACGCCGAAATCCTAGTTCTAATGGAAGACGATGTCCCGGCAGCAGTGGTATGTGTAGCTTACCTAGATCAAGTGCCCACAACAGAAACCGAACTGGGTAAAACTGGGGACAACATAGCAGCCTTCTACACCATTTGGAGCTACAAGCCCGGAGCCGGTCGTAGACTGATCCGTGCCGCCCGAGTACACATAGCAGTCAACCGTCCCTCAATACAACGTTACGTGACTCTAAGCCCCAAGACTGAAATGGCCCGCAAATTCCACATGAGTAACGGTGCCAAGACCTTAAACGAGAACGAAACCACAGTCAACTACGAATACGAGTAAGGGGCGGCACAGAGTCGTAGCCGCGAAGCGGCGCAGCGCCAAAAAAGATTTTTAAGACTAGTTATCTACGCACTTTATACGCCCGCCACCATATAAATACACTATGAGAATCAAAGAACTATTAGAAGCAGTGGGTGAACTACCCGTACAACCTACACCCGCAGAGATGGATGCTGAAATACAAGCTGTTACAGACTTTGCTAAAAGCGTGGAAGTGAGTCAAGAACCCGCACCCACAGTATTAAACAAGTTTAGCACGTTTCTAGCAGCACACCCGCTATTTGACTTGGTAACTGACTATATACCACAGACTCGCGCAGTAAAAGCACTTATAGGCGCAGCTGATGCACTAGAGCAGAAAGACGGTAAATCAGCGTTGGCAAGCCTAAGCTCACTGGTTACCGGTGCAGCGGGTAAGGCTATTGACGCTGGCAGTAGAGTAGCTAGTGTAGCGGGCACAGTAGATGACTATAACACTACAACACAAACATTGGCTCAAAAGTAACTAAGATAGCGATCATAGAAAAAGGTCCTTGGCGGGACCTTTTTGTTTGAGTGGAACAAGCGTATAAACACAGTACCCCAAATGGGTCCTACAGCCCAAAAAAATTACCGCGCAAAAAATTTAGGTGGAGTACTTTTCTTTTCAGGGTGGTGATTTAGCACCACTAAGCGTTAATAAGTTAGTACTAATTAATATATTATATAGCCCCGACCCCCACCACAGCCTCTCGGCCTCACCACCACCTCGGTCAAAAGAAAACCTCGAAGCCGGGAGCGAATCGGACATCAAGGTTCTCAAAGGGCGCTTCACAGCGAGCCTTTTTGGGTAACGGGCTAAATACTCTGCGCCGGGAGCGAATCGGTTAGCAGTGTATACCTAGCATGTATACGTACTAGTGGGAGCGAATCACGTCCTACGCATACATGTTACCTCTGCAACAGCCTGCCAATTGCTGGGCATACTCTTGCGCAAGTCTGCTATCTTAAGCACAGTCCGCAGACTAAGCTCACGCAGCTTCTTCTTATTAGTATCTACAAAGTCAATAACTTCCTGCTTACCCTCGTCAGTAAACTCATAGTCGTCTAGCATACCGCACTCGGTAACCACTTGATTGATACGCAGGATCTTCTCACGGTCTGTATCAATAGTCAAGTCTAAATAGTGGCAGCGTGACTCTAATGCTTCTAAGTGATCACGCAGCTTCTTAGAGCGCACGTTATCGAACTTAATGTTAGTAATGAAGATACAGCCGCCCTTGAACTCAAAGCTATTGGGCACACCTTCTTGACGCAGGAGACGGCTGTCTGTGTTCCAATGGATAGTACGCTTCTTGCTAGAGTCTAATGCAGCCTTTAGAATGTTCAAGCTCAAGTCATCCAACAGCACAGAGTCGCAGTCATCGAATACTAGGATACTCTTCTTATCACTGTACTCGTAGAGCTTCTTGTACAAGCCAATGGCACTCATTGCGCCCTTGACTACTTCGTACTTCTTCAGCTTCTCGTTCTGTGCTACATCTGCGAACACGTCATGTTTAGCCAAGACCTTCTCTACACCAAAGCTCTTGCCCACACCTGGAGGGCCTGTTACGATCATAGCACGTACATCACTCTTCTTAACAGCACGAGTCATGTCTTCTAGAATCTGGAAACGGTTGCGCAGTCGCTCGAGAATCTCTGCATCTGTAGTGCCGTTAAGATCCTTTTCCTTTTGCTCTAGCTCGAAACTGGCTGTGGTTGCCTTGCTGGGCTTCTTAGTGCTCTCTAAGCTCAAAACTCTATAACCTTTTGTCATTGTTCGCTCCAATGTTGTTTAATCATTAATTATACGATCAAAGGCGCTGTGTGTCAACGCCTTTTGGCTTATAATTTACCAGCTGGATCTGTATTCAAATTCCCAGCTAGTAGGCATAGCCAAGCAACGATCTACGATCTCGACTGTGGCTGTCAAGTCTTCGAAGTAGTACTGATCATAGTCTGTGCTACCAAAGAAGAAGCCGTTGGTTGTGGGCAATAGCTCGGGAGCCTTATCCTTCTTAATCAACACTTCCTCGCAGGATTCTTTGAGTTGTTGCAGTTGATCACGGCTGACATAGTGTGGCTTGCACTCGTCCTCTCCGCCCTGTACCTCACGCACAAACCAATCGTGAATAGCATTGGCCTTGCGCCAGTAGCCTGCATCAATGCTGACCTCTTTGACTGGGCTAGCATCGCCGAACTTGCCCGTCATACCCTCAAGCTCAGGGAACAGCTTCTGAATGGCTTCTGCCCGTTCAGTATCGCCCTCGTTGAAGTGTTTACTGATGTAACGCTTGGCGCTCAAATACATATCCAAACCCATCTTGTTCTCCTTAAGCGAATTCAGTTGTTTTAGTCAGCATAGCCGCTGGCACTCTCCACAAGCCCTGTGGGGTGCGGACTGTCACATACTTGATGGCAATCTTAGTCACTGTACCCTGCAGGGTGATGCCTGTTTTGGTGCTGGTGAACTCTACTGCATCGCCTACTTTGAGGCTGAACTTGGTTACCTGTGTAAGGCGTGCTCGTGCAAACTTGACAGCGTCGATAACGCTAGACAGCTCGTCGTTGGTGAATGTGCCTGTAACCAGGGCAGTGTTGATTTGTTGTACGTTCATAGTTCGCTCCTATTTGCGTTGTTTAAGTCTTAATTATACTGCCTTTTGTGCAGGCTGTCAAGCCACTTCTTTGAAGATTTTGTAGTTGTGTCGGCTCAGCACTCGGATGGCCTGTTGGATGTCCTGGGCCTGCTTTTCTTCGAAATCCAGCATCTCCTTGGCACCTTTGATAGTGTCTTCCTCATAGGTCTTACCGCTGAAGAAGTGAGTGTAGAGATAGCACTTGCCGCCTTCATCGTTTAGAGCCATTTGAATAGTGCCAATGCCCTTGTAGATCTGAGTTTCGTTTAGCTTCATGGTTCGCTCCTTGTTGCTGTCTATGTGTCTATTATACTATCTTAAATTAACCCTGTCAACCGAAAGTATTCATCGTATGTGACATAGAAGTCAGTCTTGGGATCCCAGTACTTGCCCTCTTTGTTGTCATAATACAACACTCGTCCGTTGAAGTTAAATGGTCCTTCAAGGCCCTTGCGTGGCTCGAATCCTTGCATTACATCCTCGAACTTGCCCAGTACCTTGTAACCCATATCGCGCTCCTTGCTTGTCTATGTATGTATTATAGCAGGTTTTGATAACCCTGTCAACCGAAGGGTCTTTAGTATGCGATAGGGTGAATGTATTCTTGCTTGCCGATATAGAAGACTCGATCGTATGCTAAGAGGCGTGCAGTACGAGTTGATTGCTTGATGTAGTCGTTGCCGTTAAGATGGAACAATCGCCCGATTCGTAGTTCCGAAAAGTAAACACCTGTCATTGCCGCTCCTTGCTTGTCTATGTGTTTATTATACTATCTTTTGGATAGGCTGTCAAGCCTTTTTCATACTGTAGAACTGGAATTCTGTACCAAACACCGTAACAGCAAAGCCCTTAGCCTTAGGGTTTGTAGGCTTACGGAAACCGAATCGTGTAGTACTTTCTGCTACATCCATATCCCACTTGACTGCACCCAACAGGAGCATACCTGCAATCAAGACCAAGCTCACAGGCCAGATCAAGCAGATTGCAAATACTGTGCGGCCATTTTCATGTGGCAAACGCAGGGCGAACAAGCCTTGCAACACTACGACACCTACCAAGTATGCTACGATCATTTCCATTTCTAACTCCTGTTTGTTGCTGTCTATGTGTTAATTATAGCAGGTTTGGGCTACCTTGTCAACCAATTTAAGGTAGATCCCAACGATCTTTTTCCACAGTAGCCAACAAGCGATCCATCTCATGTGGGTTCATGAAGCGGACAGCATCCAACAACATGGTCTTCAACTGCTCGGGTGTAAACATATCAACTTCTAGTGCATTGGTGAACTCTTCTTGATATTCACGCATCTCAGTGCTTGCTCGTCCCATTTGCTTCTCCTGCTGTGTTTCTGTATGTGTTAATTATACAGGTTTTGGGCTAGGGTGTCAACCAAGATCGTAGGGAGCTTCGTAGATAATATCGCAGAACCAATCGCATGATTGATCGTAGATTAAACGATAAGTTTTACCATTGAGCACATGGAAAACATCCGCACTCTTACGGTCGTAATCAATGTGGACAGGCTCTAGCTTGGCATCGCAGATTGCCTTGTAGACCTCTTGGGTTTCTACTGCATCAAGTTCGCGTTCAATCATTATTCTTCCTCCGCAAAGCCGTATCCACCGCGGCATGATTCATCGTAGGCTTGGATGATGGTATAGATCTGAGTCTTACCAGAGGCTAACCAAGCTTCGTAGGCATAGCTGTGTGCCAAGCCTAGGTTATCGCTTTCGAACAGCACTCGCCGGGGTTCGTCGTAACTCCAAGGGTCGTTAGGATCAGTAGTGCTAAACACTTGATACCAGCTCTTCTGATAGCGTGGGTTGCCTTCCCAATCCCATTCCATGCCTGGTGGCAAACCTGTAGCGACAATCATTTTGCCTCCAGTTCGTCGTCTAACTTTGCGGAGATAGAATACAAGCGTTGGAGTATCATTTGCTTACCGTCCATGTCCTTGCCTTCGACACGCAGGATGTCCATCTCAACTACTTCCTTAAGAAGTTCTGCTTGGGCTCGGGTAAGTTCAATTTTGAGTTTCATTAGGTGCTCCTGCTGTGTTTCTGTATGTGTTAATTATACAGGTTTTGGGCTAACTCGTCAACCTTATTGTCCCATCCTTTCTGGATTAATTTCCCAGCTCATTAGGCTGAACTGTTCAGCGCATTGCTCTACATCGTGTAGGATAACCTTGAGTTCGTTGATGTTGAGCTTTAGGAACTGGCAGACTACTGGTGTAGTAGACAGGAGTTCGTATTCTGCTTCTAGTCGGGCTAGGTAGGCTTCTTTGCCTGCGATTGTCTTCTTGAGGTTGTCTACGACTGTGTGAATGCTGACTGTCATTTCAAGCCCTTTCCGTTGAGCAGTTGGTCATGGATGACGATACCTTGTGCCTTAGCCTTGAGTGCCTTGCGGCGGTAACCGTTCTCTTCTTTAGTTGTTTCAGCCCAGTGTGCGAAGCCAATGAAACAATCATAACGATCATAGAACCAAGTCAGCTTGGCCATTGCGGCTCCTAAACGATAGTATGGGTTGTTGAAGTCGTCCATGTACTGCTCCTGCTGTGTTTCTGTATGTGTTAATTATACGGCATTTGGGCTGATCAGTCAACCAATTTCTTCCAGTATTTCATAGCTGTACGATCGCAGGGTGCAACCTCAAAGGCCCATGCACCTTCTTCTCTGTGGAGCACTCGGAACTCTGTACCGTCTGTAACCAGGACCTGCTCGTAGTCACGAGGTAATACTTTCGTTACATCTTGATAGCCTTGATCCTGCATACGCATACGGATCAACTGAGCCTTGAACCAGTCCTCTTGCATCAACTCAGCGAACTTAGCCTCAGGATCGTAGGTTTCGCCAGTAACACGATCTAAGACCATTGTAGCCTTGCTGACCATGTCTTTGGCTGTGATCGCTTCGGCATACGCCTCTGGTGCACCTGGGATATCTACGCTCTTGTCCATGATCTGCTCCTTGTTGCCCTATGTCTTAATTATAAGGCATTTTGGAGACTTTGTCAACCATTTATTGCCAGTAGCAGTTGGTTCTACCACCCATGGGTTGTCCTGTGTGGGGATTGTAAAAGGGTTGCCATACGCAGATCTGCGTCCTAACTGTCTGGACTTGTTGGTATGCAACCTGTGGATAAGTCTGTGGATAACCTTGCCCAACAACTACAGGCGGCTGTCCCTGTGGATAAGTCTGTGGTTGAGCAATTGCCATACCTGCCAGGAACACTCCGATGGCGACTAGAGCATCACTTGCCGCACTCGCTTTGCTTGGTGCCATAGCCAGCATCAGCGATAGAATCATTGTACTTGCTAATCGTTGCATGTCTGCTCCTTTAATGGTCCGGCGTAAGGGAATCGAACCCCTATAATCACTTTAGAAGAATGATGTCCTATCCGTTGAACGAACGCCAGATTCTTGGTGGGCCCTCCGTGAGTCGAACACGGCACCAATGGATTATGAGTCCACTGCTCTAACCAACATGAGCTAAGGGCCCAAAAACTTGGTGCGACTGCCCGGAATCGAACCGGGACGCCATTACAGCGAGAGATTTTAAGTCTCTTGTGTCTACCTATTTCACCACAGTCGCAATTTTATGCTATCACCTCAACTTCAACTAGATCCCCGTTTTCATCTTCTCTATAGATTATACATTCGATCAAGTCTTCTGTCAAGTTGTTTTCGGCTATCGATCTTGCTTCTTTCAAGCTGTTAGTTGTATCGATTAACGCTTCAGTACCAGAGTCATCAACACCCCAGACCTCGTATAGTTCCCAGTTCATAGTTCTTTGTTTAATAGATCGCAGATACGCTGTGCTTCTTGCTCAGCTTCGTGTCTGTTGTCTCTTAGAATGATCGCTAGCACTCGTCCTTGGGGGACTGACTTAAAATCGCGGATAACCACGCACCCGTCCATTAAGTCAGTTGAATATGAAACACCGTATCGCATAGAGTATATTTATAGACCTTAGCGATACGGTGTAGTTGTTTAGAACGGTGCGTCTTCCATGTCGGAAGTGTCAGCAACCTTTGCAGTTGCCTTGACCTTAGGTGCAGCCTTAGCCTTAGCAGGGGCCTTAACGGCAGTGGCTTTAGCCTTAGGTGCAGCCTTGGTCTTTGGAGTATTTGCATCCAAATAGTCTGCAATTGCAGCCTGAGCAGCAACGCCTGCAAACTCAGGCAAGTCTTTGATAAACTTGACAGCGTCCAGCTTGGTCATTGCAGTGTCGAGACCAATAAGAATAGGATCTGTGTGACCGTGCTTCATAAGCACCTTAACACGCAGCTCATCGTTCGCGAAACGAACCTTAGTTTGACCGTCGAGAGTTGAAACGCCTGCAACGGAGAAGAGTTTATCTGTAGCCATTTTATTTTCCTTTGTGTGTGTAAAATATGAACTTCTTGTTCATGTTCTTATTATACAATCGAACTAGCCATTTGTCAACCACTTTTGGCTAGTTCAATCGTACTCTTTTTAGTCCAAACGCGAACCTGCGTAGACCTTTTCCAAGCCCAAACGCTCTGTGAGCACTCGGGCATATGCCTCAGCTCCTGCTTCAAGCACGTTGATAGATTGGCAACCAAACTTGCTTGGGTTCCACAATTGGAGCGAGCCGGTGTAGTCCTTACGGAAGCCAAAGCTCTGAAGTGTCTTACCCAAACGTGAGTTAGAACGCACGCCCCACACGTTAACCCAAGCAAAGCCACAAGCGTCACGATCACCGTGTTGGTTGTAGAATGCTTGAGCTGCCTTGCGAGCTTCCAGGCTTGCTTCTTCACATGCGGCTTGAACGAGCGCGGCATCAAACTTCGTTGCTACTGCTGTCATATCTAACTCCTTTTGTGTTTAACTAAGCCTTAATTATAGCGCCAAAACGCTAACCCGTCAACCATTATTTTTGTTGCTTTTTTACAACAGTTTTTGGGCGCACTCGCGGAGCTCGATCAGTCCCAAACTCTTTATCCACATAGAACTGGATCAGTTCACGCTGGATCTGTGTGATCAGATCACCGTGGTCTTCGTTAACTACAAATCGAACAGGACAACGTCCCCATTGGGCGCTCTTGTTGAAGTCTGCGAACCATTGTCGGTGCTCTTTGTTCTTAGCGTCAAAGACTACCCATGGTCGACCGTGTAGTTGTAGGCGGCTCATTTACTTGTAGCCCACAATCGAATTACTGCCTCCAGCGGAGCGAAATCATACACTGGGCCTTTGGGACGCACTCGCAGGAGTTCTTTACCTGCGTGAGCTGTGTTAAGTTCTTTATTGCTTTTCATTTAAATAGCCTCGTCGTATTCATAAAAGGTAACTGCTGGATCCATTCGCTTCAACTGCTTTGCGGCAGTCATCAGCTCTTTATAACGCTTATTAACTTCTGTGCGGCTCAGCTCTCCGTCACATGTAAGGTTCTCTGGGCTCAGTGCCGCATCGATCATGTCTGCAACCTCTTGGCGGCCTTTAGCAGTCTTGATCTCGTATTGCTTGCCTTTGAAGAAACTGTTCCAGTGATTCTTCTGTGCAACGAAATCTTGTAGTGCTTTCATCTATGCTCCTTTGTGTGTCTGTATGTGTATATTATACGATCATTTGGACATGATGTCAACCAATACCCGTTCAGCTAGATGGGTTTCTGTAACCTCGTCGAATACTGCGGCGATCATAAGATCACGGACAACAATTGCTTCAGTCCCAAATACTTTGACCACAACTGCCACTTCTTCATCTGTTTGGCAGGCCCACAACAGATCTGCGATAGCTTGCTGTTCTACTGTTTTTAGAATGAGTTCCATCATTGATCCTTGTTGCGGTGCTTGGGCTGACGTTGATAGCGGGTTGCGATCTTGTGTGCTTGTTTAGGCTTGATCGGCGTACGGCACACAGGGCGTCTTACTGGTATCTTTAGTTGCATATCTTTCTTTCGTGTCATGCGTATATTATACAGCCAAAAGAAAGATATGTCAACCGTTATGCACCGTAGTAGGTGTCGTCCTCTTGTGGCACATCTGCCACACTATTGCCCTCGATCCAACCCTTGACTACGCCTAGCGGGCAGTTCAATTCCTTAGCGATCGCACTCGCTGTAAGACCTTCGATATACAGTTGCTCGATATCGTAAGCCAGTTCTGCTACTTTACTCATTTCAAAACTCCCCTTCTTCCATTTGTTCGTCAGTTGTTTCAATCAGTTCAGCACCGCAGTCCAGCAGGCTGTTTAGGATATCAACAATGTCTTGGGCACCTGCCCTGTGTCCTTCAAACAGTACTTCACCGCAGTGGCCCTTGACAGTGACCCAATCGCCACTGCCCAGGCTGTTCGTAACAACCTTGATCATTCTTCGCACTCCTCTTCCATTGCACGGAACTCAAATGCATCTTGCATAGTAAGGAACTCGCCGTCTGTGCCGTACATAGACACATACCAAACAGCCTTGCCGTTTACATTGCGCAGGACGTAGTCATACTCCTCGCGTTGCATCTCACGTGTGTATTCCTGGAAGTCCTTGTAGCGGCGTGCGTTGCAGTCTGACTCACGGCGGTCCCGCATATAAAACTCGCACCCGTCAACAGTTGCTGACAAGCTAGACATATCGCCCAGCGCCATAAGCTTCTGCACTTCAAATGGATCCATGTAGTGAGTAGACAACAGTTTGCCGTTGTTATCCAAGTAACCGTCCCAGTGGCAGTAGATCTGATCCACAGTACCGTCTGCGTATTCCAGTGCAATAGTAGAACGAGTTGCCATTGTGTGCTCCTAGTGTGTTGCTGTGTAAGTCTTAATTATAGCGTCTTTTGATAACCCTGTCAACCGACGGGTTATTAAAACGGAGCAGTTGTGTCTTCTAACATACACTTAACAATAATGCCCGGGCCGCCAGCGTAGTAGCCATCTCCACCTTGCGTAAGTGTAACGTTTTGTTTGCCGGCTGCTTTTTGTAGCGCCCGAAGCAGTTGCACATTTCCTCGGAAATAGCACTTAACACGACGAACATTTGAAGTGTCTCCGGTAGTTTTGTTTGTATACACTCCGTAGGAGTTGGTGGAATGTTGTGCGATAATAGCACGGACTTGTTTAGTTGTAAGCATAAGTTTCGCTCCTTGTTGCTGTGTAAGTGTTAATTATAGCGTCTTTTGGCTATAACGTCAACCGATACTAGCAATAACCCTGTCCGCTGTAGGGTCATATGTCAGGAACACTTTTTCAAAGGTGTCGTGCCCGAGGTCTTTGTCAAAGAACATAACGGAATAGCAGAACTGCCAACCGTTAGTGATGCCCAGGAACCAAGCGCCTTTGAAATCTTGACCTTTGGTTAGCTTCTTAGCATCCTTGCCTACAGCCTGTTGTAGAGCCGCACCAGTGAAGGTAGTTAGGGTTTTGAGTTTGTCAGCAGTAATCATCTTAGCACTCCGGATCAAAGTCTGCCCACTCTTGGGCTTCGTCGGGTTGACCGTCACGGTCTTCGTACTCTAGCTCTGCTTGTAGTTCTTCGCTCATAGACATGAAGTCTTCGCACATGTTGAACAGGGCTTGGAATGCTCGCTTCTCGTCTCTGTTCATCTCACGCAGAAACATAGGGCCTTCGTCCTGCATTGCGCCTACGATCTGCTTCATTGCCAGCAGGGTGTTCTCGCACATGCAGTAAGACATATTTGGGTAGTTAGACATCGCTCGCTCCTTTTGTTTAACTTAGCCTTAATTATAGCACCAAACAAAGACCCTGTCAACCGAAGGGTTGAACCGTTTACAGCAATTCTTTTGAGGTTTTACGCACTTTGACACACTCAAGCGAATCTAGCGAAATTAGCGGGTCTGAGGCCTATATAAATCAATGACTTACAATGCCTGTTTTGGCTGTTTTTACGCTATAAACCCCGCAGCCTTAAAAAGTCCCACAATGCCAATCAGCAAAGAAACAACGTTAACCATGGCCTGCGGCTTGTTGCGCACTCGCACAGCCCACGTCAAGAACAATACAGTGCCCACAGCAAAGACAATAATGTTGTAGGGATACACAGAGGGACCTATTGCGTTAAGCACATGTCCTGCCACAATTGCTACAGCGCCAGCCCACTGTAGCATTTCATCTGTCTGTCTATAGCTCATGCACCCTCCAAATCTTCTACGTCTATACGCAGGTCTTCAATAATGTCCTCAATCCTGTTGTGTGTGTCATAACACACATCACAGTCGCCTAGTGCTGCTTGTTGCAGTGCGTCTGCATCCATTAGCAGTGCAATTGCCTCGCGCAGTTTGTCTGCTTTTTCTTTGTTTGTAAGCATTACATTGTCTCCAGTACTGGGTTAAATTTAGCGTCCCAAGCGTCCAAAAATGCTTTGCCTACGTCTAAGCTCACATAGTTGTCGCCTTGCATACCTTGCTCGCTGTAGTCGACGTCTGTGCCCACTAAACCCTGCTTGACACAAAACTCACGCAAGTCTGCCAAAAACTGACTGTCAGTATAGATCAGACCGTCTACGTTGACGTCCCAGAACTTGGTGTCAAAGAACACACGCAGTTCACCAAAGTCACCCTCGTCGTTAACATAGGCCACTCGCATATTAGTGATCAGCACGGGCTTGACTGCACTGCTCCAATAGCCGTTACCGCTTGTGCTAAAAATTGTTTGTTTCATATCTCGCTCCTTTGTTGCTATGTCGTTATTATAGCGCACTTAGCCCAAACTGTCAACCGAAAACCCTACGCGGTGTAGGGTTATTCTTGATCAAACTGCAACGCCTTCGCGATCAAGTGCTTCGTTCAATGCCGCGAACTTCTTATACAATGGGTAGACCGACTGTTTGGCTTCACGCAAAGCCTCTCCAATGCAGTCCTCTGCGGTACCGTCTGTAAGCACTTCTTTGGCGTCTTTGTACAGGCAACCACCCAGATAGTGACTGCCCAGTTCCATACCTTCAACCATAACCCGCACTCGCAGCATGAACCAGTCTAATCGACCGCTATTGATGTCTTCATACATCTCTTCAATGTCAAAGCACTCGTCATCGAAGCAATCTCTTGGGTTTAGCTCCTCGTAGGTCTTGTCTACAATAACAGTGAAGCCTTCACGCTCAAACTGGGCCAAAGTGTCGTAATATCGCATGTCTAGTCCTTATCGTGTTGCGGGTTTAACAATGATGTCGCAGGGGTAGCCGTCATGCTCGATCAGCCCCCGTCGTACATAGTGCAGATCGCAGTCTGCGGTGTAGAATACAGTGTCAATGACCTTGCCATTGCGAATCACGTCCCATGCTTTCATATCTGCTCCTTAGCGGTATTTAGAAGTGCGTTCCTGCTCGTAACAGTCTTCGTCTTCTTCGTCTTCTTCATCGATAACCAAATCGTTAGCCAACATCATCTCGTGTACGCTGGACTCGCTCATCCAGCTAAGACACATGTCTGCCACAGCACGAGGATCTAGCAAACCCTCGTCCATCATATCAAGCATTTTGCAAGTTGCTTCGCGGACTTTTGCATACGACATATCAGCTCCTTTGTTACTTACTAAGCCTTAATTATAGCGCCAAAAGTTGTCCTTGTCAACCAAAGACCCTTCACATGTACTGGTCATTCAACTCGGGCTCAAACAACTTGACCAGCTCACGCTCGTAAGCATAAGCCTCCTTGCGACCGCGAATCACTGTGATGACCTCGTGAGTCCATCCGTCCCAGTTGCCGTCACGCATATAGTTGTAGATCACCCAGTCCCGTTGCTCGTTACGTGCGCGGCTCACGTGCTTACGCCAACGCTCCTTAACGCTCTTGTTCACAGTGCTCATGGTCTTGCGTGTCAATCCAATGTAGGCCTTGCCTTCATGCATGGCCACATAGATTACGAAGTTTGAGTCGGATCGTGCAGTTCTTTTCATCATGTCATTATTATAGCGCATTCTAGCCAAACTGTCAACCAAAAGCCCTTACGGGCTTAGGGTTATTCTACTTCCTCGTCTAGCGCACATGCTAGCGCATTAAATGCAAACTGTATACTTTCGTTTTCCTCAAATTCCATGTCTATTAGCGTTTGCAATGCTAGCATGGCGCGGTCTAATTGCAGTTTATAACTGTCTTGCATCTTTGCTCCCCTAAAATTGTATTATACTGCAAACTAGCCAAACTGTCAACCAAAAGCCCGCCGCAACGATGGGACATTATTTTTGGCTTGACAGACTAGCCAAAAGACAGTATAATATTGACATGTTCGAACTTAGAGGGGATGGACGGCGAGGGTGCGCGAAGGTTTCTTATGTGGATAAGCTGTGGATAACTTCCGCCGCTAAAAATCTGAAAAGTTATCCACAAGTTGTTCTCAAGTTATCCACAGCTTATTAACATAGCTAGAAAGTATTACCGTAAATTTTGGCTTGACTTTTGGCGGGAACGATAGTATAATGCTAATCCTCGCTCAAATTAACCTCGTAGACCACTGATGCAAATGGTGTGAGTATATAGTCCGCAGCCTGCTCTTGATCCTCGAATACTTCCAGATCACAACGACTACTAGTCATCTTGAAACAGTATATATGATCGTCATCCCGTGCTATATGTACGCGATGAGTTCTAAACTTGATATAACCTAGTGTATTGATAGTCATATATACATGCTCCACAGTATTACAGTATATAGCATATATGCGCAGAGTCTATATAGTGTATAATTGTGTGAGTAGATTTAGATCACCGTGCGTAGACAGTTCATACGGTCTGGTAATCCCACTGAAAAGTGTGAAAAAGTGCAAAATTGTGCAACGGATTCTATCTAAACGGTCAGAATCGAGGTAGGGGCCATGCAAATAAGGGTAGATAATTTTGGTTCTACGATGGCGAGAGTGGCATAGCTCAAATGGTTTTTCAAGGTTTTTCAAGGTTTTCCACTATTTTCTACCAATCTTCATGTGGCGCTGTCGCTACTGCCTTTTGACAGAGTCTCGCAGCGGGGCCTACAGTGTACTCGTGCTATATAGTCAATATGCCGCAGCGGGGCCTAGTGCTGTATATAGTGTATATGCGTATACGTATGCTATATGCACTGTTAGTCTATATAGTGTAGCTTGTGCTATTGTATATACTAGTGTGTTTACTGCTATAGTCTATATAAGTAGTTGTATATGTACAATCAAAGAGTTAATCAAATGCTACGTGCTTGGCTTGATCGCAGGCGTTATTCAATGAATCATGAAGATTGGTTGTTTGTTGCTCTTATGCTAGCCGGGGCGAACTTGTCATTTGGCGTAGGTTTGGCTATAGGATATTTGATTGTGTTAGGTTTGTAGCAGCGGGGCCTATATAGTTAAATACGTAATCAATAAGGATTTTTTATGTCAACACCAATACTGCCTAAAAAAGGAGTACTAAAATCTACAACCTTATCACCAACGGCACTTATACGTGATCAACAAGTAGACGATATACTAGCAGACCATTACGCACTATTAGCAGGTATTCAGCGAAATTGGCGTCTTGGTCAAGAAGTGTTTATTTACACTGTAGATACATCAACAGAAGCTAATGCGCTTAAGACAGTGCTCGAAGAGTATGACTATACTGCTGTTGTAACTACTGGAGCATCAGTACTCCTAACGGTTAGTTGGGCAGATTAACTCGTAAGAAAGCCCCGGTTAAGGGGCTTGTTTAGAGAATTAGTATTCTCAGGGCTTATTTGACCAGGCCCATAGCTAATGCCTTGTAGCCGGCAGCGATCAGCTTACGACTTGGCTTGCCAATAACATACTCAGTAACTTCAACATTGTTTGCCGCTGTACGCTTGTTAGCATATACTGCATAACCTGCGTGGCGGATACGGCTAACTTCTGCTGAGATATTCTTAATACCAAAACGCTTGTTTGCCTGTGCGGGTGTTACTGCTTCGCCCTGATAGAGAGCGTTGAATAGTTTGTATGTCTTTGTTTCTGTGTTAAACATTATATTTTCCTTAGTGTTTATAATACTGTATTGCTACAGTATGCTTAGTATACTATAGTTAGATCTAGTATACAATAGTATTGGCTGGATTAGTCCTTGACTTCTCGCCGAATTATGCACTTGATTTTGGGGTCTTTGACCCGTTCAATAGCTTGGCTTATGCTGGTACCCTGGGCCAGAAACTCTTCAGTGTCTGTGCGATATAGGTAGCAGTTGGTGCCCACCCATTCTACACGCACAGACACTTGGCTAGCTTGATCTTCGGGTTGATTGGCTTCTATGAACTGATCCAGGGCTGAGCGTACTCGTTCGGGGTCTTCCAGCATATTGGTCATCAACAGGTCCAGGGTACGACGGCGTCCTGTTCTATAGCCCCACCAAAATACGGCCATCAATATCAGGG